CAGCTTCTCACCTTTTTTAACAGAAAGGCTAACTGATTTCTTTTTCTTCTTTGTCGCCACTAGAGCCGCCCTTGTTCTTTAACTAAAATACCCTCACCAAAAATACCAATGTCCGCAGTCTGACTGTTCATCTTAACCTGAAACTCAATGCAGGTTTTTTCCGGTACTTTAAAAGGAATTACCCGCTGAATATCCATGCGCTGCAAGAAGCTTGTCTGAGCTATGTTAAATATACGACCGTCTGAAAAGGTGTTGTGGTTTCTAAAGGTCATAATTTTAGTGTCGTTGTTGGCTGACGCGGTGAAGGCATCAATACGACCTAAGTAAAAGGAATGTCCCGCAGGAACATGAAAGACTGCCGCTTGATTTCTGCCATATCCAGCATTAATCGCTGCGTATGTTGTAGCACCAACCTTGGCAGAAATTAGGCCAACAGCGTTACCAACAACGGCTATAAGATCATTTATAAATCGGAACTCTTTTGTTGTTGTGACACCGGTAAGCCCGTTCAGCGCAACAACTTCAGTAACAACTTCGTAGTTGTCGTCTAGCCCATTTATCAGAACAGACACAGCCGTGTCGCTGGCGCTGCTGCTGGAGAGCGTCAGTTGAGACTGGGTAGATAAAAAGGGAAGGGCGTTTGTGTTGGCAAGCTCCCACGGCGTTCGGAAAGTTGTTCCGATTGCCGTGGCAGTGCCGAAAATATTCCGAGGGGTGTGACCCGGAATTTGCCCACGACTAACCTGTAGCTCAAACGGTTCGCTTGTGCCGCCTTGAGATATCGAACGTAAGTCGTAGACAGACATTGTTTTACGCCAAGAAGATTGTTAGTTCTGCGTTGGTGCCAGATATCGCGCTTACATACACCCCATCTTCTGCAATAATACCGTGGTCAGGAATGTTTAAAACACTCTGCCCTGTTGGAAATTTTTGCGTCAAAAGAGTTGCACCACCATTACCGTTGGTAATAGTGAACGCGCCAGCACCAGTTGCATACATAACAACCTGCTTAATACGAGAACGTCCGGGGCCTACGGCTCCTGTTCCCGTGACATTATAGGCTTTTACTGGACTTGCCATGTCAGCCTCCTATTTAAGCAGCGGCGGTTGCGCCGTTGTCTACACGAATCCAGTTAGAGCCGTCTGAGAAAACTACGTTGCCTGTACCGTTACCAGCAGTTTCGGAAGCTTTAAGAGCGTCAGAAACGTAGTACATATAACCTTCGTTAGCCGCAGCGGCGGTTGGAAGATTAGCAAAAGTGATTGGGTTCAACCAGAAAGCAGTGTTTGTCTTCACTGGACCTGAGAAAGTAGTACGAGCCATTTTATACTCCTGTCGTGGCTAGTGTCAGCCACACCATGCGGCTGTCAGGGATACTTTATTATACAACAAAAAAGGGCGGGTGAATACCCGCCCTTTTCATATCATTTGTCCGCTTGTAGCTAAAGTAGCTACTATGCGCCCGGTGAACCGAACACTGCGCGTGGGTCTGAGAAGCCGAAGCTGTAACGCTCACGAGCCTTAAAGCGCATGTTGCCAGTGTCGAAGTCTGGGTCCATTGCTGTGCTCAGAGCCATACGCTCAAAGTGCTTGAAGCCGTTTGGAGCGTCTGTCTTGATGAAGAACGCATCGGTGTCTGTTAGGTAGTCGTTGACTACATAACCTTCAGGCAGCATGCCTGATGACTTGATTGCGTTTACATCGTTGTCGGCTGTACCAACGCGAAGGTTTGATACTAGCAGACGTTCTGCAACGAATTGCAGTTGACGCGGAACGATTAGCTTCATGCCACGAAGGGCAATCACAAGACCACGCTCGTCAGTGAACCCAGCAATGTTGATCAGAGCGTCTTCCAAAGAAGTTTCGTTCAGGTCTGCTGCTGTTGATGGTTCGTTGGCGAATGTGCCACCGTTTGTTAGCGGGTGATTTGTTGCACAAAGTTCTACACCGTCACCACCTGAGAAAGATGAGTTGAAGGCGTTGTTAAGAACTGAGGCAGCTTTAACCTGCTTGGTGTGTGCCATTGAACGTGCCAGTGCGCGTGTGTAACGTGCACCAAGACGGTCATAAAGGTTGTCTTCGATTGCTTCTTCAGTGATTGAGAAGGCCATCGCCACTGTCTCGTGGTTGTAACGAGCAGTGTAAGCTTCGTTGGCATCGTCGTATGAGATACCAGCACCTTCATTTTTCACTGGAGCCGCACCGAATCCAGACAACATTACCTCTTCCTCGAATGCCCGGTCAGATGACTCGGTGTCGAAGATTTCAGCATGCTGACCTTCATAGCGGTTGTATTCCATGCCAAAAAGAGCGTTGAGGCCCGGCTCTAGTTCTTTGGCGAGTTGTGCGCGAGAAATAGCCATTATCTACACTCCCTTATGCAATTGTGGCGTCGGCGTCATTGCCGAGCAACACATGGTTGTTGATCTTAACAATCATTGCAATCCCGGCGGCAGCGTAGTCTTGGTTATCTACGTCTTCCTGAATGCCAACAATCATCAGCGGCAGAGAAGGGTCTGTCGCAGAAGCTGTTGAGATATCTACAACGCCTGTTGACAGCCCGGTAGTTGTGCTACCTGCGTCGCCGTTGTCGAAATCTACGGTCTTGAAAATGTTTGCACGAGCAGTTGCCTTGTTTGTCATGGTGCCATCAGCAACACACAAGAACTTCTGCGCTGGGTTATCGTAAACGTAACCGATGATGTCGTAGCTCGTATTAGCTGAACCTGAACCAGGCCAGTAATTTGAGAACTTCTTCTCACCAGTTGTTGCGTCTACATACTCACATCCTGCGAAAGCTCCTAAAAGCTGTTCACCATCGGCAGCAGTGCTAGCAACCAGGATTGTTCCGCCAGTAGTCTCTACTTTGACTGGAGAACCCTGATAGATTGCAGAAGCTGTGCCGGAGATGTAGTATGCAGTTTGGCCCTGAGTGGCAGGTGCGCCACCGTGGAGACCGATTGGCTTCAAGCCAAAAGCGACATTTGTATTCGCCATCTACTTACTCCTTAAAGTTAACGGGGTCAGTCTTTACTGCCCCCAAACGATACACGACTTTTCCGTTCATTATGAATCGGCATTGAGGGGTGTTGTTCCCTCATCAGGTTCTGGTCAACGGCATCCATTTGTGTACGGGTCTGCTCCCGGAAATATTCAGTTCTTTCTTCAACCGTTTCCTCTGGGATACGGGCAAGCATTAATCCGCCTACACCGATTGTACCTGCATGCTCACCATCCTCAATTGTAGGGTAGCGACCCTTGAGTTCAGGATATTCGTCAGCACGAACAGGTTCCCAACCTTCCCGCATTTTTGATGACACATTCATTGTATCATCCTCACCACGAATAGAAGTTCTAATCCAACGGTGAGTGTAGCCTGCGGGGGCTTCTGGTGCCTCCAACTTTGAAGGCGGTGCCCAAGGCTTACGCCTTGTGGACTTTGCACGAGTTTCTGAGTCCCGTGAAGCTCTTTTAGTAGAATCAGCCATCTTAGCTCTCCTTTACATACTTTGCGTATTCTTCGAGCGGAACATTCAATCGTTTCGCAATCTGAATCTGCGAAGGTGACAGCTTGACTGTTCTGCGCCCCTTTGGTGACTTCGACCGTGAGGCCGTGGACTCAGCAGAAGCGACTCTGGGTCCATTATCGCCACGAACTTGTTCCTTAAACTTGTGCGGAAACTCAGTACGCATGCGGTTGTCAAGTTCATTATAGTACTCATCGGACTGTGGGTCAAACCCTTCGTCCTCAATTAATTGCCTGTGCAAGCCAAAAGCAGCATAAGTCATGGTCTGGTCGCTGCCAAACCACTCATTTTTCTGTGCCCATGATTCAGCCTTCGGGTCTGGTGCCGCAGGCTGCTGTGGCTGTGAAGGCTGTGAAGGCTGTGGCGCAGCAGTTTGTTGCTCAACTGGCTGAGAGGCTTGCTGCTCCTGACGCCGCTTCGCTTGGTCTAGCTGTGCTTGGTCAAGGGCAAGTTTACTTAAATTCTTTTGCGCCTCAAACATCGCTTCAGCATCACCTTCATCATAGGCTTTCTGATAAGCTTGTTTTGCGGCATCTATCTGTGACTCAATGCGAGTGCCAAACTCACCAACGTATGACTGGTCTAATGCGTTCAGACGTTGCTTTAGCTCTTCGTTTTGCTTTTTAACGGCTTCGGCAAACTCCACCGCAGCTTGACGCTGTGCTTCTTCGTCACGATACTTTTTTGTTAATTTACTAATCCGCTGCTGAACACTCTTAGAATAAGATTCTAATTCGTTTTCCTCTTGAGGCTGGTCTTCTGCAACAGCTTCCGCCGCAGCTTCCTGCTCAACGGAAGTATCTTCTTCCTGCTCAACAATCTCAATTTCTTTTTCTTCAGCTTCTTGCTGTAATGCGTCGGTAGACATATCTATGCTCCATACGTTTTAATATCGTCAGGATCAACGATGGTTGCAATGACCTCATCGTCATTGATTATTCGCACTTCGCCACCCTCGATCTGAAACCGAGAACCTGCGTAGCGTCCGATACACACCCAATCACCTTCTTTACACCACGGCTGTTCACCAAACTTATCGTAGTCACTGTAGGCGAGAGGGCCTACCTTAACAACGTAAGCTACGACGGTAGCCCGTGATTCACGTTCTCTTGTTTGATCGGGCACATAAATCCCAGAATCAGTTTTTTCCTTACCCATATAAGGCATGACAAGTAGTCGCCATCCTGTGGGCTGTGGAATTCGTTCTGTAAGGGATTTTTTCTTGGCTTCTTTTTCGGCTTTTTCTTTCGCCTGCCGTTGGGCGAGTACATAGTCAGGTACTATCAGTGTCATCGACGTTGCTTACCTTCTGTAGCAGGGCCTTTAATTCGTCGAGAGCATAGGTGACACCCTGTATTTCACCAACCCTCGCGCGGTAGTCTTCCATATTAGATATACTACCACTGGTTATAGAAACACTAACGTCTTCTATCCTATTATTCAAGCTTTTTTGATATTTACTTAGAAATTGATATATGTCCATTAGTCATCCATGCCTGTCATCGGTCCGCCGGGAGCGAAGATGGAGCATGAATTAGCCGCTGAACACATAAATTTCAATGACTGGCAATAGCCCACTTCGCCAGAATCGTCCTTCATACACTGCTGCATCTCAGGACTAATATTAAACGCCGCACATACTCCGCAGCTTTCCTCCGGGTTGATAGCTGGACCATACTGATGGTCCTTGATAGCAAACCGTGAGTTCTCCTCATTGGTTTCAACATCCTGTGTAGCCACTGGACAAGCATCTTGCATCTCGTCTACAGGAGTTCCA